GCCTCACTTCGCTAGGGTCAGCATCTGCCCAAAATCTTCTCGGCATAGGCCAAGCATCTGCTGCCGGCACTGCCGCAGCAGGTCAGCAATCAGCGCAAAACATCGGCAATCTTCTGGTGGGCCAAGGCCAAGCGCAAGCCGCTGGTATAATGGGGCAGGCAAATGCAGCAGCACAGGGTGCCTCTGGTATATCTGGAGCAATTGGTGGAGGAATTCAAAATTACATGCTGATGAATGCTTTAAATGGTGGAGGCGGCGGAGGTGGATTTGGTGGGTTTGGTGGAAACACTGCTTTAAGCATGCAAGCAAACCCTGTTTCTACTGGTTTAAACTCTAGTGGAGGCGGATGGACAGCACAACAATCAGCACTTTTAGCCGGACAATAATATGCCTGGACCATACGACTACACGGTTAATATCCCGCAGCCCCCGGCTCAGAACTTCCTTCAGAGTCTGCTTGGCATTCAGCAGCTTAAAGGGCTACAGCAGCAAAGTGAGATCTCGGCGCAGCAAGCTGCCATTCAGGCTCAGCAGGCACGGTTTGCTGCTGAGATGCAGCCGCTCGAGAGAGAAAAAGCACAGGCTTCGATTGCAGCAGTAAAGGCCAATGCAGCTCAGTCAGCAGCGTCTAGGGACGTCGCAATGGAAGGACTCAGGCAAAGCAGAATTACATTTGGTCGCGAAGAAGCTTTAAACAAAGAAGCAGACGCTCTTCGTGCAGATATGATGAAGCTGTCTACTGACCCAACATCTGCAACCAGAGAGAAGTTGCTGGATCTGTCGTATAGGGCAGCGGCATTTGCCCCTAAGTCTTACGAGCCTCTCCAGAAGATGCTCAAGGACTATCCTAGAACCGGCAAGATGCTGGAGAACACTGCTTCTGATGTGATTTTTTCAGTTCAATCTGGGCAGCCAAGTGTTGCTGCTGGTTCTGTTGATAGGACTATAAAGGCCGCTCAAACCACATTGGAGGCAAATCCAAACGACAAGGATGCCCAAGCTGCTTTAACTCTTTTGGAGCCAGTACAGACTCTGATGAAGGAGGAGAAGTACGGCGAGGCAATGGTTACAGCATCGAACTTCCTTAGAAACGTATATCCAGAACGCTGGGATGCGGTGACTAAGGACATGAAGGAAGTTGGCGGGATTGCTGAGACAAGCGCGAAGACCAAGAAGGAGCAGGCCGCCACAGAGAATCAGTTACTCGACAACAGGATCAAGCAGTACGAGGCAGATAACGGAATCTCTCTGAAGGATATTGCAAAAAATAAAGAGAAGAGATTTGAAGTTGAAGCGGCAGAACGCATGCACGTTGAAGCGGCACCCTTTGTTCGCAAGTATATCGACAGCCGCACTGCTTTTGATATCATAAAGACAGCAGATCCAAATGCATCTGGCGATGAAGCTCTTTTGACGCAGTTTGTCAAGATGGGCGATCCGGGGTCCGTTGTTAGCGTTACAGAAAAAGGCGGGGTCAAGAATGTGACTTTTAGTGATTACATTGCGTCGCTTCAGGCTAAATTGACAAATGATGGTTCTCTTGGAGCTGCAAAACGCAAGGAGCTTAAAGATCAAGCATTTAAGATGTTAAATGCTTCAAAAGGTCAGTACGAAGAGTACAAAAAAAAGCTTTTGCCTGGGTATACAGAGCGAGGACTCAATCCCAGTAACATTTTTGTGCTTCCAGACAGCGAGCAGCTTCGTGAGGAAGCGAGGAAGCAGGCTGCTGGTCCTGCTGGAACGCAAGGACTGCCGGTTAGTACTGGCAATATGCCGGTGGCTCCCACTGGAGCAAATCCAATTGAAGCAGAAATGCGCAGGCGTGGATTAATCAAATAATATGGCTGACCTGTCTACACTATCAGATGCGGAGTTGATGGCTCTGTATAATCAGCAACAACAGCCAGCGCAGGCAGGGCCACAGGATTTATCAAAGTTGTCTAATGCTGAACTGATGGCACTATACAATCAACAACAGGCTCCTGCTGGCGTGCAAATGCCCGTAGAACAGGCCGGAATGCTTCAGCAGCCCATCGAGGTTCCTGCTACTCCTCCGTCCGAGGCGGCACAGATCGCTGGTGGAGCACTTCGAGGCGGTGCCACAATCGGTGCCGGCGCGTTAGCTGGGGCAATAGCAGGAGCACCAATCGGAGGCGTTGGCGCTATCCCCGGAGCCGCAGCAGGAGCAGCAGCAGCGGCATTGACTGGACCAATCCTTGAAGGCATCAACCAAACTTTTGGTACGAACTACAGCAAGCCAGATGAGGCGATGCAGCATCTGTTGACTTATCTCGGTGTGCCAAAAGCCGAGATGTCATCGGCAAAGTTGGCACAGGCAATGACTGGTGCTATTGCCGAGACGGCAGCAGGAATTGGAGTTGGAAAAGCGTTGCAAGCTGTTGCTCGACCATTTTCTACACCAGCCTTGGTTGGCGAAGCTTTAGCATCACAGCCCGGACAGCAGATGATGGGTGCAGCAGGTGCTGCCGCTGGTACTCAAGCCGCAGAACAGGCCGGCATGGGAGTTTCAGGGCAGCTTCTTGCAGGTCTTGGTGGTGGCATGCTCGGATCTTTTGCAGGCGCTGAAAGATCAATTGCAGGAGCAACCACACCCAAAGGACTACGCGAGGCAGAGCAACTTGGTATTGAGCCGCTTACTTCGCAGGCGTTTCCTCCAGAAACTCCACTAGAAAACGCTCTCGCAAAAGCCAGAGAACTTACTTTTTTCGGAACTGGAAGCATGCTGGGGAAACAGGAAAAGCAAAGGGCGGCAGCAGTACAGACTCTAGTTGAAGATTTTGGAGCAAACCTTCCTAGCACTGACTACTTGCCAGAGTTGACAAAGCAACTCACAGATCGACGCAGAAACATCGTCAATAAGTTTTCAGCAATGAAAATGGACGTAATCAACAAGTTGTCTACTACAGGAAATCAGCCAAATGTTGATCGCACTGTTCAGGTTGTTAGTGACGAGATCAACCGCCTTAAACAAATTAGTGGCACTGGTTACGACAAGGCCATCGCTGAACTTGAGTCGTTCGGGTTGGATGTAATTGGCAAGGATCTTAATAACCTTGAATCGCGCAGAAAACTGCTTGGGCTACAGTTCAAGGCACCAGAACTAGCAACGGTCAGCGAAGAAGGAGATAAATCTGTCCGCAAAATCTATGATGCTCTGCGTGAGGACATGGGTGACTTTATCAAAACAGAGGGTGGTCGCACGGATTATACTCGATGGAAGGTTGGAAACAAAAATTTGTCTGACATGGCAGATGAATTGCGTGATGGAACCTTAAAGAAGGTTTTAAACACAGGAGACATTACTCCTGAAAATGTTCAAAAACTTTTGTTTTCCCAGAATAAAAGTTCGATTGAAAGGCTTTACGATAATCTTGATTCCACGGGCAGAGCAACAGCCAGAGCAGCTGTCATCCGTAAAGCCGTGGATCAAGCTGGAGGGCTTGATGAGTTTACACCAAACAAATTTCTAACTCAGATCAAAAAGCTGGAAGATCAAACTGGTATCATGTTTAAAGGTGATGATCAGCGGCAAGTAGAGGGATTAACTCGAGCTTTGGCCTTTACAAAAAGAGCTGGAGAGTTTGCTGCAAATCCGCCTACTGGAGCACAATTTGTTCCATTTGGAATTGGTGCTGCTTTAGAAAGAATGGTTGGGCCAGCGGGGCTTGTAGCAGGAGTTGCAGCAACTACTGGTGGAGTTCGCGCTTATGAATCCAAACCAGTTCGAGAATTGCTCTTGAAGCTGCCTTCTGTTAAAGCTGGATCTCCTGAAGAGTTTTCTTTGATGAAACGCCTTGGGGATGTCTTGAAGGCACAAACAGCAAAAGTAGAATCTCAACCTCAACAGGAGTCCAAGTAATGTCCATTCCTATTATCTCACCCTTTCCCGTATTCAATAATCTTGACGGCACTCCGCTCGAGAACGGGTTCATCTACATTGGCACGGCAAACTTGAACCCGGAGACATCACCGGTCAATGTGTATTGGGACGCCGAGCTTACCATACCGGCAGCGCAGCCAATCAGAACAATTGGAGGCTACCCCAGCCGTGCGGGAAGCCCATCGAATGTTTATGTTTCGGTGGATACCTTTAGCATAACGGTTCGCGGCGCAAACAAAACGATCATTTATAGCTCTCCAACTCCTGGAACTATTCCGTTTAAGGGCTACCCGATCTCAGGGGAAGATTCTTCTTTTGTTCAGGACGGGACTGGCGCAGTGACGCGCACAATGCAGGACAAGGCGAGAGATCTTATCTCTGTGAAAGATTTTGGTGCTGTTGGAGATGGCGTAACAGATGACACGTCTGCGATTCAAGCGGCACTGGCACACGCTGGAACAACAAAAACAGTTCTTATTCCTAATGGAAATTTTGTTGTAACAGGTAATTGCTTTGCAAACTCACCAGTTGTATTTGATGGGTTTCTTACAATCACATCGGCTACCGTTAAATTTGAACTAAAATCTCAGCCAATTGTTCTTACGGATTACCGTAAAATATACATGGGCATCGATTGGAATGTCAGCTCAGCGGATTGCAGTGTTGCCTTAAGCCGGGCCGTTAATGAGCTTTTAACCAGTTTTAAGTATTACACCTTAGATGGTGAAGGTTGGAGAGCTGAATTACAAAGTGAAATTCAAGTAATTCCTCCAACGACAGGATTTTATGGACAATTTAAAACAATTCAAAATCTTCAAATTATTTTAAAATCTGGTTTTGGTAACCGAAATTCAACAAGCGGAATTGTTACTCCTAATCTTAATGCGTTTGCTTTCAGTGTTAGCGGCCCCCAGCCAGCAAGCGTTTATGGAATTATTTTTGAAAACATTCATATTTACTGCGCAAAAAATGGCAGTGGAATTAATTTTGATTTTTCAAACAATCAAGAAAGTGAAATAAATAATTGCAGAATTACCAATTTTTATCTCAAAGCAATTATTGCATCAAATCCATTAAGAATAAATGGATGTTACATAACTGGAGGAGATTTTAATTTGTATGACGAAGATCGAACTATTACAGGAATTGAACTATTGTCAGGTGATAGTGAAATTATTGCAACGACAATATCGTATTGCAAATACGGAATAGTTATTGAAGGAGCAACATTACTTGTTAGTAGCACGCATATTTTTAACGGCAGCACACACAATAAATCTCCAGTTATTTATGTAAAAAATAACATGGCTGATTTGTTTGTTAATAATTGTTATTTGGACAATGGGCCTATTTTAATCGAAAGACAATTAGACAACACTAATTTTGGAAGGGTTCATATAACGAATACCTGTTTTACTTGGGCGTCACGCTCAAGGGGGAACAGGTCTTTTATAATAGCAAAACCTGTTGGACTTGGAATTGAGTTGCGCGGCATGACTGTCATGGGTTGTCAATTTAGGGATTACAGAATTTATCAAAGATATAAAGCCTATACTGGAGATGGATCTACAACTGCATTTATAAGTCCTCTTGTCAGAGAATCAGCAAACTATCTTGAGACAGAGTGCAGTATTACAAGTGGAAGCAAACAAATAAAAGTTGACAGCACATACAAATATCAACCTGGACTTAAAGTAACAGGACAAGGAATTCCTTCTAATACTGTAATTTCAAGTATCATTGATACCGAGACGCTTGAGTTAAACAATAACGCGACAGAAACATCCACAAATGCATCTCTTACTTTTTCTGAAACACTTGAAGTAAAAGTAAATGGATCTCTTGTTTTTGATTGGACTCTTTCAGCAGAAAGTGGAAATGTGTTAAGTCCTACTCAGACTGTTACATTTTCATCTCCCCCGGCAAATGGAGCAACAATAAGCTTGTTTGCCAAATATTTTGCCGTTGTACCATTTGATGTTGATTATTCTTCTGGAAGTTTAAATACTAACAATTCATGGGATTTAAACATAATAAATAATTCATTTTATGATAACGTAATAGGCGTTGTGAACATTGAGCCAACAATGCGGCAAAGCTCATCTCCAATTTTAAAAATCACAACAAACGACACGGATACACAATACCCTATTGATTGGGGATGGAAAACTCCATTTAGGCTTCATGTCCTTCATATTGAATCTATTGGTTGGCGTTGCGCCACAACCGCTTATGTTCCTCCGCCGATTATTGGGTATGATTACATTAATGCATTAAGAGGTAGGTTAATTCTTGCAACAGCAGAAGCTGGAGTTGCAATGATTAAAGGTTTTTCAGCAGGCAGCAATAACATAAACCCAGTTGTGTAGATCAATTATGAACTGGATCAAATCCATTCTACCGACAATTGGCACACTTCTCGGTTCCCCCCTTGCCGGAGCCGCTGTGGAGGCCGTGGGTAAGGCCTTGGGCATGTCTGAGGCGACCACCGACAAGGTTCAGAAAGCGCTCTCAAGCGGCAATCTCAGCGCCGACCAGATGGCGGCACTCCAAGCTGCCGACATCCAACTCAAGACTCGGATGGCGGAGCTTGGCATCGATGCCGAAAAGCTTGCTCAAGCCGACCGAGAAAGCGCCAGGACAATGCAGGTGCGCACTGGTAGCTGGGTGCCGGCTTCTCTGGCTGTAGTGCTCACAATTTGTTACCTCACGATCATCTGCTGCTTGCTAACCGGAGACATGAAATTATGGGAGGAGAATCCCACGCTCACCTTGCTGCTGGGGGGCCTCGCTACGGGGTTTACATCTGTGTTGTCCTTTTACTTTGGTGCATCGCACATTTACCCCACAGATAAGAAATGAACCTAAAAGACGAGGGGATTAACATTGGCCTAGGACTAGCCGGTTTGTTTGGGGCGCTAATGACCATGAGCCGCGCCGCCGCGCAACACACTGGCAGGACAGTGCTTGCAACGGTTGGCGGCGCGGCTAGTGCCAATTATATAACGCCCCTTGTGCTTCATATAACAAAATTGGATG